ACCGCGCAAGCTAGCACGATGTCTGGGTGAAACCTGTCATAGGGTACCTTTCGGAACTTGACAGGCCTGTAACACCGTACGTAACGGATTGAGTAGCGCCAACGAGCACCCCAACGACTCTCATCATCCTCACGGATGACGATGTCGCCAAGGTCTTTGGGACCGGTGCAAAGCCTAATCCCGCGAGGGATTTGAGCTAAGCAAAATGCGCGTGCCCTGTTAAGGGACACGCGATTTGGGTCGCAAATCGCTTGAAGGTTTACATTGGCCTCGTAGAGGCCATTTGCTACCGCAATCCAATGCTGAGGTTCGAGAACCGGGTTTTTGAGGAAGTAACCCCTCACAGGTTGCCCTGCAAAGTAATCACCCCCGCAACTCTCACGAAAAGGTCCTTCATGGAAGGACTTTTTCTCGTTCAAGGTAAACCCGAAGAACGCTAGCATTGCTTTCACTGTTCGATAGGCTGTCGTGGGGACAATTATGTCATCCCCATAGACAAGCACATCCTTCCCGTACTGCGTGAAGCAGCCCGAGAGGAAAGAGCCAACCCTCGCAATCGATGCGAAGATAGCGGTCTCTAGTTCGAATGTGAATCCATTGCCCATGCTCGAGAATTTCTCGAGCACGACCCAATTACCCTTTATGAGGGTACGTGGACTTCTGAGGCTCGAGAGAGCCTCATACCATCCAGGAGGTAACAACAACTTAACCAGGTTGCTGCTGACAGTATCACTTGCGTTTGAAAGATCGAGTGTGCACGAGTCTCCAGTAATGGAGCAACGCTTCGCTATCTCACGATGGCGATTCTGTGCAGTGCGTAAGTCAATACCGGCCGCTTTGAGGCGGCTACGGATCTGGCCACCCAAGGCCAGCTGATAAAAGACGTTTATTGAAGGCTCAACCGCAATGGCGCGGTCCTTCGTAGCGTCTTTCGGTGCCGTTGTGAAACGGTTTCCTTTGACAAACACAGGATCTATCTGATGAGAGGCGCAGTATGCGCCCCAATGGTTACAAAGCCATTGCGGCAAGTACCAAACGGCATCAGAGGTTAAGGCGGGCGATGAAGAACTCATTTTGTGGGGGATGGTAGCATTCTCCCCTCGATCAGTGAACGTCGTTCCAGGGCCGTGTCGGCCGTCCGCCAATGGTGACGGGTTGTGACCTAACAGCATCAGCATCTCATGTTTAATCCAGCCGATAATTTCGGCAATTTTAGGATCGA